AAGAACAAAAAGAACCTCAAAAAGAAGATGAAAAAGCTAATGAACAAAATAAAAGAGAAGCACTAATTTATTTTACGTTAGCAAAGACAAATCTAAACAATCGTTTGAACAAAAACAAGGAGTTTGATTTTTGGACAAATACATTAAAGGCGTTGGAAGTATCTAAGGGGAATGAAGATGTATATAAGGAGGTTGATGATTTTCTGAAAAACAATCGTTTTGGAACACCTCGCTGGATTGATAGCCAACAGGAAGAAATTAATAAACTTATTGATAGTTTGAAGTCTCAAACTTCTGTTATTAGTAAGTATAAAGAAATAAAAGGTTATATAGATGCTTTTAACCAGTGGAGATAAATAAAAGCCCCAATTAAGGGGCTTTTATTATTGAATTAAAGAGTGTATAAACGCCCTACCTTTTTCAGTCCAAACAGTTGATGAGTTTGTGCAGGTTTCACCTTTGCTATCTGTGTAAGTATAGGTAACAGTCTTTGTGTAACCCTTATTTTGATGAGGGTGATATAGTAACCATTGCCCGCCTTGCTTATATTGTACTTTCAGCTCGTGTAATTTCTTATTGAGCGTTACGGCACTCATACCAAGTTCTTTTGCGATTTGGTTAGCGTTGTAAGTACTTTGCGAGGTTAGCACTTCATCGTAATAGGCTACTTTTGGGGCTTGTTTCTCAAGTTCTTTCGCTTGTAGCTCATTTTGCGCTTGTAACCTCTCTTTTGCTTCAACCTCAATCAGTAATGATTGTAACGCCTCTTTGTAAGTGGTAGGTAGTGCAAATTTGCCACTTCTTAGCTGCTTTTCACACTCTATGAAATACTCTCGTGCTTCTTTGCCCTTTTTAGACCGCTGTATCATTGATATTTCTTTCGCACAATCAAGGGTGAGGGCGTAGTCAGTAAGTGTTTGATTTGCAAGGGCGTTAAAAAATTCACACCCTTGATAATCAATATTTTCAACAAATCCATATTGTAGCATTCTTTCAAACCAGCTACTAAACCTCTCAGTTATTTCTAAGAACTTATGCAAGTCTCTTGCCGATACGGCTTGGTTGCCTTTATATTCTGTGATTTTTATTAACTCGTTCATAATTCATGCTTCTTTAGGTGTTAATAATTCCTTTGAGTGGTAAATAAAATTATCCAAGTTGTAGAAATCTTCACATGTCATACAATCAGCGATACAACTATCAATAGTTTGTATTTGCCAAAGAGTATTGTATAACCTATTTTTTAGCACTCCATCTGGGACTTCTTCAATTATACAACTAAGATTATCTAACAAAAGACATTTCGTGTTTGAAAGATTGAAGATTTTGTTCTCTAACTCCATACCTATATGGGAAACTTTTGGGAGGAGTTCTAACAATGAAGATTGGGCAGATGTCGCACTGCAAGGCGTGTTTTTACAATTACTATTATTCATTGTAGAAACATTTTTAATCTGATTAGACATTTATTTAGTATTAAAATGTTTCAATAGAAAAAGCCCAAAAAGTGGGTGTTGTCTAATCAGTAGCAATCGCTTTTTGATTGTATAGCATTACTGCTATACTACACCTTTTTTGGGCTATATTATATGACTCAATGAAGAGTTATATTTTTTGCAAGATTTATATACAGCTCTTGCTACTGATTAGACACCGCAAAAGTACGAATGTTTTTTGAAATGTCAATAAGTGGTAAGGTTAATTGTTTGTTAATCTTTATGGCTTCAATTTTATACCTTTGGTAGTGAGTTCGTCAATACCTCTTTTCACTCCTGCAAGGTCTGTTTCCATTTTGTTTAATTTATAAGTATTAGCTTCTATTCCTGCAAGGTGTCTCAATTGTTGAGCGGCATTACTTTGCATGTATTGGTGCATTTCCCTAATGAAGTTCGCCGTTTGTAAAGCTGCATTCCTTATCTCAGCGCTTAACTGAGTTTGTAACCTAAATTGTCCATTAAGTTCATCGGCGCTATCTTGGCTCATTCGTGCAAATCCTTTTTCTACTGCTTTGCGCTGTTCGTCGAGAAAATCAAATCCTATATTACTGCTCATAGTATTCCAGTCTCTTAAGAATTGTTGCATTTCTCCTATTTTACTTTTCATAGTGTTTCCAAATTCTCCTACAATTCGAGACGATTGCTCTGCAAAATCTTTACTTCCGCTATTGTTATCAGCGGCTTTCCGTATTTTTTCTTGTAAATTCTTAAAAGACTCTGCAACATAGATTTCATATACTAATTGTTTTCCTAATTTACCTATTACATTACCAACAGTTTTAGCAAAACTCTCAAATGCGTCCTCTCCTTTTTGAAGAGAATTATATACACTATCTGTTATGCTTTTGCCTAAATCTCCAAATGTGTTTTGGAGATATTCATCAAACTTCTTTTGAGCTTCTTGAGCTTGGTCGTATAGGTCTATTATCTTCTGTAATGCTTCTTTCCCTCCTTCTCCAAATTCTTTTGTTTTAATCAAACTTTCAGCTAAAGACCTATTAAATTCTCCATTCTGTTTGATTAAATCTGAATGAGCTAAAGTTATAGAGGAATAATCAGTTACACTTTTTTTCCACCAAAGAGCTCCTTTTGTATGGCTACCTGTAGCAACTTGAATATTATCCAACGAACTTTTTATTTCATTAGGAGTAAATCTCCTTTTTTTATGTTCTTCATAGAAATTGTAGTTTTTAAGACCTTGTCTTTCATGATAACTTCGTGCATTTGCATCACCAAATAATTCTTCTTGCAAATCTAACCATTTCTCCTCATATATTTTTAAATACTCCAAAGATGTTTTTATTTCTTTTGTACCAAAAATAGATTTATTATTTTTCATCAACATTCGTTCCTCATAAAGTAGCCTATTGTATTCATTTTGTTGGGCAATCTTAGAAGTTGCAATCTCTCTAAGTTTTTTTTCATGTTCTAATTGAGCTCTTGCTTGTGTTTCAAAGCCAGAAACCACTAATCCAACTACTGCACCAATTGCGGCTCCCCATCCACTTCCTACGGAATTTCCTACTTGTGCCATCGATAAAGTTCGATTTAATGTGTTGCTTACCGCTTGTACTGTTTGCCCCATTCGCCTTAAAGCCTCATTCCCCGTACTCTGCCCCAGTTTTTCAAACTCTTGTCCCAATTGACCAAATTCTCCAGTGATAGACTGAGCATCAGAAAGGACACCTTGTAGCGCTTCCTTCCATTCTATCGTGTTTGGTTTAAACTTGAATATAGCTTGGATATTTTTACCAAGCCTTCCAAAGACTGTATCGCTACGATCTGCTGTGTCTTTTGCTTGCTCTAATTGCTGGCGGAGGTTTTGGACATAGTCCACATTGTCCTTATCGCTCATGTCAAGTATACTTGCCAGCTGGTCAATCTCTTTCTCAGCATCGGCTATAGTCTCTCGTATCTCCTTGACAGTCTTTTTGCGCATATTCTCAAAGAGTTTAGCAATGGCTGTACCCTCTTTTTTGTAGAGTATATCCAACTTTTTAAGCTCACGAGCTTTTTCGTCTTGCGCTTTCTTCACTTGTGGAGCATCTGCCCCTAACTTAGCTTGCATAGCGGCAATATCAGTGTTGTACTTCTCCTCAATGGCTTTGCGTTGGTCTGTATAGGTTTGGTACTTCTCCAATAGCTGCTTATACATAGCCTCTTGCTGGCGGGTATATTCGTCTAAATTGTCCTGATTGAGGATTTCCTGATTTTTGGCTATTCTTGCTTCTTCCTTGTGGATTGCCTCGGTATCAGTATTGAAGTCTTCCCCTTTCTTCCACTTCCCCGCTGCTTCTGCTTTCTGCTTCTCTGTTTCAATAAAAGCCTGTAACTCATCTTCTCCTTTTCGCTTGATTGTCTCGGCTCGTTTCTCATACTCAAAGACAAGCAGGGCGTTACGTTTTTCTGTGCCGTCCTTCATGGCTTTGATTTTAGCTTCATCCTCCTCAAACATTCTATCCTTTTCCAAACGATCCTTGTCCCTTTTATCCTTTTCATAGTCAAAAGTAGGGAGTTCTGTTTTGGTCTTAGTCTTAGTGCTTTTTTTTGAGGAATTTCTTTCGGTTAAATCAATACCCGTTAAGCTCTTATATCTATCAATATACCCTTTAAGCGTATTTTCATTCTCGGATAGTTCTTTTTCGGATTTTTCGGATACAATACTATTCCTATTGGCATTTTTTTGAGCACTTATTTTCTTTTGTAGCTCTAAAATATCATTATATAGCTTTTTGGTATCTGTAGTCTTTTCATTCTCCTGCTGTTTGAGTTTAATTTGTCTTTCAGTAGCTTGGTTATACATACCCAGCTCCTCCCAACTGAATTTTAAATAAGGATTATTACTGTCTACTTTATTATAGGAGAATTTAGCAAGCCCTTCACGCTCTTTCTTCTTGATATTGTAAGCCTCATTGATAAGTTTCTTTTCCGCTTGTATATCCGCAAGGTTTTTGCTTGAAAGGATATTTTCGTAGTTGTTTACATCAAGTTTAACAACGACTTTTTTCTGTTTGCCCATTAAAAGTTTATCAGATTCGATTTGTTTTTTCAATCTATCTATAGACTGTTGTATTCCTACAGAAGCAGTACTATCTACTTTTTCCTGTAATTTTTCTAATCGTTTTATTTCTGCTTCTTTAGCTTGTATACTTTTTTCCGTATTAGTTACAGCTTCCCTTGATAGATTATCATTCATTGTTTCATAACGTCCATTCAAATCTTTCAACACTTGAGACATCTCACGTAACACTTGATTTAGAGAGGAGTATTTATCAAGTACTCCGTCTGTTGTATTTTGTAATTCTAAGAAAGCCTTGTTTCGTTCATTCCAAGATTTGGTTTCATCTTGAATAACTCCTATTAGCTTGTTAATTCGATTTTTCTCTTTATCTATTTTATTAGCTTGCTCCTCTCTAAGTTGATTGTGTCTTTCAGTAGCTTCAGCATTGGCATCGGTGCTGCTTTTCAAAGCCCACAAAGCCATTCCTAACCCTACCACAGCAGTAGCTACCAATACATAAGGATTGGCTTTCATTACAGTGTTTAAGGCAGCAGTAGCTATAGTTTGAGCTTTAGTAGCAGCAGTCTGAATACCTTTTGCAATGGCATCTTCCTTTGCCGCTACTGCCCAACCTTTGGTAAGTGCAATATTCACCAGTACAGCAGTTCTATACGCTCCATAGGTAACAATAAGCCCCGCTATCACCTTTCCTAATGTCTTGTAATTCTCAACCAAAAACGATACGCTTGATATAGCCCCCGAAGCTATGCCTTCGGTAGCTTTGCCTATCTCGTTGAGTACTTGTGCGAAACTATCTTTAAGGTTGGATATTTGTCCTCCTAACGACTTGCTTTGCGCATCCATAAGGTTATAAAAAGTACCTCCCTCATTAGTCATATTTTTGATAACGGCTTGTACCTCAGCAAAGCCTATTTTGCCTTCTGATACCATTTCCTTTATCTCAGTTTCACTCTTGCCTACTGCCTTGCTTAACTCGGAGATCATAGGAATACCTGCATTCATGAACTGATACAAATCGTTAGTAAACATGCGCCCCTGCGCTTTGACTTGCCCGTATACATGTATCAGTCGTTCCATAGGTACGCCCAATCCCGCAGCGACATCACCCATACGGCGGAGGGTCTCGGTTACTTCCTCGGCAGGGACTTGAAAGGCAAGTAAACGCTTAGCCCCTTCAGATACTTCCTCTAATCCGAAAGGGGTTTTAGCTGCTAAATCAGCCATTTGCGCCATTAGATCATTGGCTTTCTCCTTGCTCTTTAGCATAGTGCCAAAAGATATTTCAAGTTGTTGAAATTGCGAGCGGACAGCTACCACCTGCTTAATGAAGGCTGACGCTCCCTGCAAAGTAAAATAGGCAGTAGCCCCCTTGACAAGGTTCTGCCATACTTCGGCTTGTTTTTTGCCCTCTTCTTTTGTCTTCTCTGTTAGGCTCTCAAATTGCTTTTTGATAGCCTCAATATCTTTCTTTATATCTGTTTGATCTGCTCTTACCTCAAAGAGTAGTCTACCTTCATTTTCTTGCATAGTGGTTTGTTTATTACTGGATTGCTTTTAATTTCGAGAGAAAGCCCGCAAAGTCAGTTCGTGTTTCATTTTTTGGTGATTCCTTTTTGTCTTTCTTGTCATTATCATACGAGGGTATCACAGAACTATATAGCATTACATTGGCATAGCTCATATTCAGGACATACTCAAAGGTCAATCTGTACTGTTTTGCAAACGAGCCTACGAGCCCCCAGATACTATCGTTTCGTTCTCCACTTCCTTCGTTGGTTTGGTGATCATCATTCCTTTGAGGGAAGTGGAAACAGCGAAAAAAGAGCGTATGTCCATTTGTCCTATTACCTTGAAAAAGGCTTCGGATATTTCAGATACTGGGGCTTTAGTCAGTTTATTAGCTAATATCTCCCCTTGGGTAATATTCTTCTTTCGTTTCCAAAAATGCCAAAAAGGCGGGCGTACTATCTCCGTGAAGCGGTTACCTAAGAGGATAACAGCTACAGCCCATGCTATATTCTCGTAATCTTCCGCCTTATGAACAATAGAGCCGAATATATGCTCCTCGTCAATGGTATCGGCGGGTATCTTGCTGATGTACTTTGAAGCCCTTACCAGTGTAATAATAGAGGGCGGAGCGACTTTATACGCTTCGCCCCCAATGATTATTGTGGTTGGTTCTTCAAGTAGTGTTTGTGCTACTTTTTCCTCCATAGTTTACGCTACTGTTTCAGTTGAGAAAAATCCTTTACCACCATCAAGTGAAGTGATTTCAATTTCTATATTGTAGCCACTTTCCTCGTCATAAGTAAGTGTCCCCGTCATAGAGCAGTAGAATATATCTACTTTATCAGCCCCTGATAGTTTAGGGATAATGGACACTGAAAATTTCTTCTTAGAAACAAAAGATTTCATAACTAGTTTGTCTCCAACCTCTTCAATATCCCAAATCTCAGAAAGTAGTGCCTTGTTAAAGTTTTTTATAGTACATTTAAACTTGTAAGTAGGCTCTCCTTTCATTTGGTCAATGACTTTTCCTCCAATAGCTACCCATTTGTACTCTTTTCCGTCTTCTTTATCAATATTATAACTACCCTCTTTGACAATTCCTAATGTCTTAAGAACAGTACCCATAGCGCCTCCTACTCCCGGCGCTCCAAACTTGAATTCTACTTCTCCCCAAGTTGTTACGTTACTATTTGTATATGCCATAATTTTTAATTATTAAATGTGTTATACCTAAATTTAATTTTTGCGTTGATGAAAAACTGCTTTATATCCGTCTCCTCAAAGGTTTGTATCATCTGATGAAGCTGTAATCTGTAATTGCGTAGATCCGTTTCTGCTTCCTCTATGATAGGCATTAAAGCCTGCTCGATAGCATCACATCGTACAAAGTCTTTCCTATACTGATTATCGTTGTTCTTTACCAAAGGGACAAAGATATTGATGTTAATTACCCCCGTTTGATATTGACCATCTAACCCAGTAAGGAATGATATTACACAATCCTCTTTCTGTGAGTTCAAGGGTCGTACCCCATTGCGGTAAGTTTGCCCATTGATAAGAGGGTTTATCTTATCCTTAAAGTACTTAT